CTCTGGAAAGTTACGCCTTGGACATGGCTAATCGACTGGTTTACGGGTATCGGGAAATTCGTTGAATTTCACGACGATTTCGTAACAGATGGAATCGTGTCACGATATCTCTACTGCATGAGATCCGAAGAGAGTACAATCTCTAAAGTTTGTACTCTGAATTTTTACTCCGGACCTCGGACTTTTACTTTTCAGCGACGAAGGTCGCTGAAGCAAAGGGAAGTAGCAGATTCGCCGTATGGGTTTAACCAGCCTTGGGGAGTTCTCTCCCTAAAGCAATGGGCGATCCTAGGTGCGATCGGGATAACCCGAACAAACTCAGGATTTATTTCTCATGGGGCATAGCCCGGAGAGTACACTGGAGAGTGTATTTCTCTTACTCATGAGTTCTACTCACTTACTTTTAGGAGATCATCCACATGGCGCTAGCCGATCCACAATCAATTACTGTTAACGCGGTGGCTCAATTGATGCCCCGCGTTCTGAATGAGGGAAGTCATTCCCAATATCAGAAATCCGACCTCACCTTTACCCTCGATATACGCCACACGTCCTTCAAGAAAGATAAGAAGGGTCGTGTAAAGTCGTTAATCGTGTTCACGCAACGTGCGATAGTCCCTGACCCCCTTACGGCGGTCAATGACTACGAGACGCTGACGTGGTCCGTCCAACTCGATCGTCCTGAGGCTGGCTTTACTGCCACTCAATGCGATCAGATGGTAGCGGGTCTAAAGGCTTGGTTGGACTCAACCATGGTCCCAAAGATCTTTGGACGCGAATCTTAATCGCGCCAGAAGGAGGGAACTTTGAAACTAAAATCTTTAGTCAAAAGCATCTCTATTGTTAGAGATGCTCTTGTTCTCTTCGAAGAAAAGGGTATCAATATCGATCGTAAGATCGGTACTGCTACTCACACTTCGTCTTCTGCAATTCTCGGTGATGTACTAACCTTGCTTGAAAAGCCAGGTCAGATATCACCATTGCTGGAGATAGATTCGCCAAAAGTGATTAAATCACTCTCGTCTAGTCAGAAGAGAAACATCAAAGTCTTGAAAAAGAGTTAATTTTCTTTTTCACCAAGTTGAGACAGTTGATTGTCCGCTTTTGCGGAGGCTAAACCTATGTGGTTGGATGTTTTACCTCCTATGGAGGCTAACATGAAAAGCCACATAAGTGACGACCTAGAAGTGATTCGCCACATCTATTTAGATGTTTGCGAATCGTGCTCCACGGAGGTCTCAATTCGTGACCTTTTAACGATCCGGTCACGGGTCAAGACGCAAGGTATTTCGTTTTTGACGATTACTTTGCCAAACTTCTGCTCAGACTTCGAAAAATGTCTGGATCAGAAGTTTATTGACTCAAAGTGTTTCCGGTTCTTCAAGAAACACCGAGCAATTCCTGCATTTTTGCAAGGGTTGCTCAGTCAAGTCTTTGACCTAGAGACAGGAAGGATTAACGATGATAAAATTATTAATTCCCCAGATAATTTCGCTTGTCTTGTTGCTGGCATTAGACAAATTTGTCTTGCCTTCAAGAAGATTAAGCTGCCTTGTACCCCTTATCGGGAGTACAAGGTACTGGAGAATTTCATCGCTACTGAACGCTCACTTGAGATGTTCACGCTGCCGAGAGAAGATATCGAGGCGTTCCGCCTCGCATCTTTTATGGTCTGGAATCGTATCCTCAGGACTATACGTCCTTTGGCTGCGACTCCACGCCACGGACCCGGCGCTACTTCCGAGCGGCTTTCCGGTAACGGAAAGTATTCTTGGAAGTATTGGCATGACCGACTTGAGCCTTATTTCCCTTTGTGTGGGTCTGCTTATTCTCCTTCAATTGGGGAATTTGCTGAACCATCAGAGGAACTCAAGACCGTTACGGTTCTTGCCGAGGAAGAAGAATTACCCGTTAGGATAGTTCTTGTTCCTAAGACACTCAAGGCACCTAGGGTAATCGCAATTGAACCTTGCTGTATGCAATATGCACAGCAAGGACTCCGAAGTCTTCTTTACGAAGCTATCGAGTCTGATAGATTAACTGCTGGTCACATTAATTTTCGTGATCAATCAATTAATCAGAGTTTAGCGATTACATCTTCGAACGACGGTCAATTAGCAACGATTGACTTGTCTGACGCTAGCGACAGAGTTCCTCTTTCGTTAGTAAAGATTATGCTTGAGTCAAATCAAGATTTTCTTGATTCGGTTTTAGCATGTCGTTCCAAGTATGCTTTACTTCCATCTGGTGTCCGTTTTGGACCCCTTATGAAGTTTGCATCCATGGGTAGCGCTCTTTGCTTCCCAGTTGAGGCCATGTACTTTTACACTTTATGTGTAATGGCCCTGGCTGACGAAGCTCACCTTCCTATGTCACGTTCGACGGTCGAAACCGTCTCACGTGATATTTACATCTACGGAGATGATATAATTATCCCCGTAGCTGCTGTGGATACTGTTCGTGATTACCTCAAAAAGTACAACTGTGAGGTAAATGACCGCAAGTCCTTCTGGAATGGAAATTTCAGAGAGTCTTGCGGAGTTGATGCGTACTTAGGTCGGGATATTACTCCCACCTATATTCGTACGGTTCAACCATCGAACAGGCGGCAGTCCTCTGAGCTTCTTTCCTGGTGTTCTACGGCTAATCACTTCTTTCGTCGTGGTTACCTTAGAACATCTCAATACCTTTTTAAGGCTGTTGAGCGGTATCTTGGGCCTTTGCCCAGTTTACCTCAGGATTCTCAGGGGGTTGGTCGAAACCATTCTTGGCCGGTTGTTCCTCGTAAGAGGTATAACCGTTCACTCCAACGCCTTGAAATAAGGGTTTGGATTCCAAGCCCAGTTTATCGCATTGATAAGCTGGAGGGTTTCGCTGCTCTAACTAAGTCTCTCTTGATTCTTGATCATCTTAAAGATGGTCTGTCTCCTCGAGATCCTTTACATTTAGAGCGATCTGCACGTTACCGAGTCGTTGCTTTAAAACTCGGTTGGATTCCGGCTCCATGAGTCGGACTCGGGCATTGCCCGTCAG